AAGGTTCTTGTAGTACTTAAAGAGTACACAGGTCCTGCAGATCCTGGTGATGCTACACAGTCAAGTACTTTCAAGATTGCAAGAGAAACTCTTGTAACAGCTCAGCGTCTGCTTCTTGACACAGGGAACCTTAATATGTTCCATCAGTCAATCGGTAGTCTTACTCTTCTTGATGACTACAGACGTTGGAGAGACAGAGTATTCATTGATGAACTAGCTAAAGCAGAAGCCAATGGTGCTGCTTCTACTAGCCAAGGTGGATATTATTTTGCTGATGGTAAAACCAAAGATGCAAATGGTCGTATCTCATATAGTGCTACAGAGGTAACTAATACAAAACAGCAGTTCTCTGTTAAGACTGACCTTTTAAATATCGTTAAGGACTTACGTAAGCGTAATGTTCCTACTTATGCAGACGGTCTATATCGTTGCATCTGTGACCCAACATTCATGATGCACTTACGTCGTGACTCTGACTTCAGAGAAATCGCACGTTATGCAGGTGCTCCTGGTCAAGGAATGTACATGGGCAACCCCATGATTCCTAACAACTCAAGCTTCTATCAGGGACCACAAGCTGGACAAGCTTACTTCCTTGCTGGTGAGCCTGTAATGCCAACAGGTGTACAGTTTGAAGGTGTCAAGTTCTTCGAATCTACAAACTTCCCAACTAAGAACATTACTGCTTCTTATAACGGTGGTGGTGCTTATGCTTCTAAAGAAGTTGCTCAAGGATACTTCTTCGGACCTCAAGCAATTGGTGTTGGAATCGGTGGACCAAATGCACAAGTTCTCATNAACAATAATGATGACTTCTCAAGATTCATTATCTTGATATGGCAGTTATATGCTGGTTTCGAAATCCTTAATAAGGACTTTGTAACAACAGGATTTAGTTTCGTAGCTGATTCTTAATTCTCAGATTAATTAATAAATAAATACTCATTGGAGAAATAAATGGCTTACTTGTCTTCTAAGAAAATCTATCCAGGAAACTGGGCAGAGCCTCTAAACGGTTGGTATAAAAATATTGACACAAACGACGACGACACAAATGACAAGTCATCAGGCGGTCCTACCGCTGTGTTGGCTGTCCCTGGTTGGAAGTATTTCCAACAGCGTGGTTATGCCGAAGTCACTGGTAAAAAAGCAGCTAAGTGGAATGCAGCTGATGTAATTGTTCCTTCTCCTTATAGGAATGATGACACACGTACAGATATCACAGGAATGGTTGTAGCTGGTAGTGCTGGCAATCCTTCTTATGTTTATCGTGCTGCTGCTTCTGTAGCTGACGGTTGGGGAGATGGACGTGTTGCATCTGGTGTATATACAGATACAGGAAACGTTATCTCTTTCGGACGTAGTAACGGTGGAGCACCAACAGACGCTACTGTTGTAGCTGAAGAATGTGCTCAAGCAAACATTGCATCAACAGTCGATGGAACTGGTGATGGTGGTGCTAACGCTATCTTCTTTGCAGGTGGAACTGGTGCAACCAGTACTCTACCTATCTACTTTGCAAGTGGTACAGCTGCTGGTGGTGCGTTGAACGATTCAACATCTCATTATCAAGTAGCTGCAGACACAACTTGGAAAGTATTTACCAAGGATGGTGCTACAGGTACATCTGTTGCTGATGGTGTTTATCTATCAGATGCAGATGCAGATGCTGGAAACAAAGGATACATTGTTGTCGAAGTATGTTACATACAGGCAGACGATGCTCCTGGTTATGCAGATATCGAACAGTACTTAGATAACCGTACTGTTTCTTAATTTTTGAGTTAAACTAGGATCAGAAAGTAACATTTTGGTCCTAATGACTACTCTTTTTAAACATAAAAAAACGGGTGCAAGAGTAAAAATTATAAGTGAATTAGATAACGGCGACTGTTTCATGGTACAAGACCAAGACAGTCGCTGTTTTTATGCTCAAAAAGCTGAGTTAGAAAAGGACACTGAAGGAACTAAGAGAGTAAAAACATTACAAATTAAAGATAAAGCTGCCAAAGAAGAGCCTCGTGATTTTCCACCAGATATGAGATTAAATATTAATGGTGCAACAGCACAAATGATTGCTGATCATATAAAAGGAATTGGTCTTAAAACTGCTCGTGAAATTAAAGATCTTCAAATGTCACTTTCTGGTGAAAAATTTGCAAATTTAGAACAATTAAAAGCAATTAAAAGAGTAGATTGGGAATCTGTAATAGCTGCTGATTTAATCCGAGTATAATTTAAAAAGAAAATTTTTTATTATGGCTCCTCAAGGTCCTGGTACATATGGTTCAAAAGTAGGTAGACCACCAAAAAAAGGAACGAAAAAAACAACTGCGAAAAAAGGAACAAAGAAAAGTTATTAGGATTAAAATAAAAGATAAGTTTAATGAGAAAATGAGTGCAATTATCTGACTTTGATAAAAGTAGGGTCAGGTATCACCTGGGCTATTTCACTGTTTCTGTTCCAGCTGGTGATTATGCCAGATTGGAAGAAGGAATGAATACGATCCCAGATTCTTATTTTTATGACAAAATAACTGTTCAAATTGGACGTTGTGATACCGCTGAAAAGAAAACTGAAGTAGCAACTTCTCCATCAACAAGATTGGAAAGTATTGCTGGTGACGTTGATAGAACAATTAAATCAAGTAATGCACAGGAAGCATTAAAAGTATGGGATGATATTTATCTTTATGAAACAAATAGGCTTGCTGGTATCTTGTATGTACCTAACTTTAAAGATCCTGAACAAGCAAGATATAGATATGACAGATCTGGAGCAGAATTCATCGAAGCATTACCTGGACCTGCGGATACAGCTGTAGGTTCTCGTGTATTTTTAGCTGAATCATGGAGATAAATTATGAATAAAAAATGGGCAATGGATAAAGGTTATTCAAATTTATTTACAGGAGCACAAAATCGTAAATTAGATTTTGAACATTTTATGAGATTACAAAAAGATCCAAGTTTTTTATTTAGTGACATATTAAGTAAATATTCCCCTGGTTTTATAGAAGTACAACAAAAATTTGGAGTTGCATAATGCCTTTAATACAATTAGCTGGACAAGGACAATGGGGAGCTGTATTAAAAGATCAATTAACAAAAAATGAAATAGGAGAAGAAAAACATATTCTTAAAGAAGGCAGAGATGCAGAGAAAAATTTTAAAAAAAGATAAATAAATAATTAGCAGTATAATTAAAGAAAATTAATGTGAATAAAAGTGTCATCAACTTCTACTAATAAACAACCTCTTTTAGTTGATAGACCTCTGTTTGATTCGGTAAGAATAACAACTCAAACTGTTGGTCAAGAATCTACAAATACTTTATTTGTTCAAGGTGGTCAAGCTCCATCAATTCTTGTTGATATGGATGCTGCTTTAAGTGAAGATAATAATAATGGAGGAGTTGTTGATTCAATACAAATTACTAGAAATGATTTTTATCGTGGAAATGATTACGTTTTAGATTCAACAACATCAGGAACTGCGGCAAGTTTTGTAAGTGGACAAATTATTTATGCTAAAGATTCTCAACAATCAGCAGTTACAGCAGTTAAGAATGCAGGTAATAAGTATTACAAATTTATTGGATCAACTCCTGTAACAGGTTTAATAAGTGCTTTTGATTTTACTAATACAGCTACAACAACTGGATATACAGATTTAGGTCTTACTCATGGAAAACAACCCGAAGTAACTTTTGTTTTCTATCAGACTCGTGGAACAACAACACCTATTCCAGCTTCTGGTGATTACAATATATTATTTGCTAAGACAGTACCAGCTGAAACGAAAGTATGTGACTGTTCAGATGTTATGCCTCATTTAGCTACTCCAGGAGTACATTCTGCTTATGCTTCTTCAACTGGAGATACTAGAGCTGGATTACCTATAAGAAACAGAGGTGTTTATTTAGAACGTGGTGATCGTATTTATGTAGGTGTTTATGCAGAAGGTAATAATTCAGCTGGTTATGCTGCTGGTGCTAACGTTACAGCTCAAGGCGGATTCTTCTAATGGCTAGTGGATTCGGAAGCTTTGCAGCTTTTGATCAAAAGTCAAAAAATAATAATTATAAATTTAAGCCTATTAAAAATGAATTTGGAGGCAGCAGTCCTGAATCTCTATATACAATTAACAGAGAATCATGTTGGGCAAGATGGAGAAGAGGGTTTGAATTAGCCACAGCGTCTTTATATCATAATTCCTTTGATTATCCCTTTACATATAAAATACCTCTTCCTACAGGCGTTCCAGGAGCCTCTGGGAATGCTCCAGCTATACCTGGAGTATTTAGAGGTTTTCCAACACAGAATAAAGAACTAGGAGTCCATTGGGCAGGTGTTCGTGTAGCAGGAAGTCTTCGTTTTGATAATGTTTTAGATAGTAGTAATGTTCCTGCTTCTATTGCTTCTGTAACTGAAGATAATGAATTTTGGTATGTACAATTAGCTGGAACATGGAATGCTAGTAATCAATTACCAGCTCCTTTGTTTATTCCTATTCCAGGTACTGCTGGTATTAAACCTACCAATGGAGAAGTAATTGAAGATCGTATTATTGCACCGCAAGGAGTTCCTATAACTAGAAGTACGATTAATCCAAATACACAGACTAGATATGGTTACGTTCAAGCTGTATTAGCTGATGTAAATCAAAATACAGGTTTATTAACATTAAGAAAACGTGGATCAGTTGAAGCAACTCCAGACCAAGTATTAGTTACTCCAGCTACTAGACCTCCTAATATAGGTAGATATTTTATGACAGGTACTCGTTATTACTGTACTTGTCAGGATTTTACTCGTCGTCAATACGCTTATGTATCAACATTGTTAGGTAAAAGGTCAGGTCCACAATTCCCTAGAACAAGCGTAGCAACATTAAAACCTGGACGTTATGAAGTTATGACTGAAGCAGGTAAAGTTGCTAACCAAGCAATGACTAATGCTTTAACTAATAGGCAACTAGAAATTGTTGCACCAACTGTTGAATATGAAATACCTCCAACTACAGCTGCAACAAGTAGTACAAAAATAGGAGCAACTAGAGATAATCCAGGTGTCTTCAGTGATTTTGGTGGAGTATATCTAAGAAGTGGAGCTGATCCTTCTCTCCCTGGTGCAAGATCAGAAGGTTTACCTGATTTTGAAGACTACAAAGCAAAAGATAATGTTATTACATCTTTAACAGATAGATGGAGTCCAACACTTGATGAATTTAGATATTGTAAACATATCTATTCAATGAAATATGAAGAAGGTGTGTTTCCTCCTGAACCTTCTGATATTCCAGTAGAAATACGTGATATTACTAAATGGGAACAAGATTTAGTAAAAAAAGTAGAAGAAGATCAACAAAAAGCAGCAATTAATATTAATAGATATGGTCTGGCTTATATGGATATTCCTCCTTTTAATTGTCAATCACCAGTTATGATTCAGATGATGCAAAAGTTATTTAATATTCCTTCTAGTTTTGTATTATTACAAAATTTCACTATGTATGATAAAGATGGTCGTGCATATGTTCCTTCTCAAGGTGGAACTCCAGGCTTATGAGTAATCCTGAATTTGGAGATATTATTGATAGTAATTTTGTTTATTCTGATACGCAACGTAAAATTAGATATTTAGGAGAAAGTACAATTCATTACAATGGAGAACCAGCTACATATCATGCAGGTGATGTAGTTCATTTACCTTATACAGCAGGAGAAACTTCTACAATTAGTGCNATAGGATTAGCATGGTCGGGTTTTGCAAATGGAGTNAAACCTGCGGAATAAATTATTAATTGTATAGTTATATTAAGCCTTTTGTTGAAAGGCTAACAAACGTCCTTATATTATTAAAATGGCTACTGCTATAGAAG